CAAATTTGTAACCATAGTTTTGACTAATGTTTTCACTTGTTTCACGTACAAGCGACGAAGTGACCAGTGATCCATGCATAGCTGAGAACAAGCTCCCACCAAATACACCAGCAACCCCGAGCATGTGAAAGGGGTGCATGAGTATGTTGTGCTCGGCTTGGAAAACCAACATATAATTAAAAGTACCGGAAATGCCAAGAGGCATAGCGTCGGAAAAAGAACCTTGTCCAAACGGGTAAACAAGGAAGACAGCAGATGCAGCTGCCACGGGTGCGGAGTATGCGACAAAGATCCAAGGGCGCATGCCCAGACGATAAGATAGTTCCCACTCACGTCCCATATAGGCGTAGATGCCGATCAGGAAGTGGAACACAACCAACTGGAAAGGACCGCCGTTGTAGAGCCACTCGTCGAGTGAGGCAGCTTCCCAGATTGGGTAGAAGTGCAAGCCAATGGCGTTGCTGGAAGGAACAACAGCACCAGAAATGATGTTGTTGCCATACATCAGTGAACCTGCAACAGGCTCGCGGATGCCGTCGATGTCAACCGGAGGTGCGGCGATGAAAGCGACGATGAAACAGGTGGTAGCTGCTAGTAATGTTGGAATCATTAGGACTCCGAACCAACCAACGTACAGTCGGTTGTTAGTACTGGTTACCCAGTCACAGAAGTTGTTCCAAATATTCTTTTGTTGTCTTTGTAGCGAAATAGTAGCGGTCATTTAAGTAATAGTTCATGTGTGTTTGTTCTAGTAAGTAAGACCATTTTAAAGACTTGGCTGTCTAGAGCTAGGGAGGGAATTGCACCCTCCATTAAATCTATTTAGCTATTAAAAACTATACTTGACACCAAGCTTTGTTCCGTAACCGTTGTTATTATCACCAGTCATAAAAGATACTTCACCGTATGCACCAAGGTTTTCACCCAATGGTACAGAACCACCAGCCTTGCCTGACAGTTCTACTTCAGAGTCGCCGCCATCAGGACTAACAATACTAGGACCGCCTTGAAGATACCAATTAGAACCTTCATAACCAACGTGGTTATCAATAACAGTACCAGAGTAATTAGTACCAGACCAACCAGAGTTAGCCTCAATGTTTACATAAGGTCCAGCAAGTACAGGGGAAGCAGCAAACAAAGCAGCGGGGAGGATAGCAAAAATTTTCATTGTAGTTTGTTTAAAAAAGAATAAGTATGTTTTGTTCTATTACCATGAATACCCCAGCCTAACCAATGGTAAGCAGCATTCATGTAATAAGGTATTGTTTGATGAGGAGTTTGAAAAGAACTTAAGTCATCTCTAAACTTCATCTCATTAATTAGATAAGCAGTTTGACATTCCAAACTACTTGGATCATCGTTACGTTTAGCACAGAAAGTACCAAGACCAAGGTAACGATGTTTTGAAGTCCATTGGATTAAACCATAACCTCCACGAAGACAACGATCATAAGGTATGATAGCACCACCTTCGCAGACGTTAGGTTTAAATGTAGACTCTTGGTAGATGTTACCCAGAATGACAGCAAGAGCAGTTCGATCTGTCACACCAGCAGTAGTCTGTAGTTGTTCTAGAACGTACTGCTGTTGCACAGTACATTGTGGGCATTCAATCATTTTTTCTTAGCAGTTTTTGCAGCGCGTTTAAAGTTAGCAGCAGTGGGTGCACCAGAGCTACCAGGCTTCCGCATCTTTTCGTTTGAACCTTGTTTAATACGCATGCGTTTAGCATGGATATTAGCGTAGAGACCTTTCTTAGCCATTACTTTTTCGTACCTTTTTTTGTACCTTTCTTAGGTGGCCTACCTTTTTGTGATCCGTAAGTTCCTTTACCTTGTGGCATTACCATACTCCAGGGATAATTTGACCAGTTAATGCGTACGCTCCAAGCGCAGCCATCACACCCAGCATAGCTAGGCGACCGTTTAGCATCTCAGCTTTTTCGTTATGAGTCACAGTGTAGTTTTCGTCAGTGTACATGGTGGGTTCTTTTGCGAAGAGATTTTGTTGTCCGTGATCGTTGGTGGTAACAGTCATTAGAATTCTAGGTCAGAGTTTTCAAGTTTACGCATAACATCAGAACGATATGCTGGATCATTATCATAGCGTGAATCACTCATAGCTGCTACAAGTTCAGATTGACTACGGAATGAATTATCAGCAGAAGGTGCAGAAGAACGTCCAGTTAAGAGTTGACCTTCCTTACCAACAGCATCTACATACTTACCGTTCAATGCTTGTACAGCAAAGAAGATAGAGTTAGCATTACCATCAGCCATTACTGAATCATACATCTCAATCTCTTCTTTGGAAAGAGAATCACTTGCCCAATTCAGCATGTCTTTATAAGTAGACTCTCCACCAACCATATCAAATAGTTGATTAGCTTGTTGTTCTGTTAGTTTACCAGAGTCTTTTTCTTCCTGTACCTCGTCTTGTTCGTCAGGGACTTGTTCTTCTTCTCGTTCTTCACCGGCTTCCACTTCTTCACGTGGTTCACCAAGTTTCTTTTGTAATGATAGGTAAGCTTGTTCAAGAGATTGTGTGTCTTGAAATTTACCTGCTAGTAGCTGTTGTTGTTCCCCTTCGTTAGTCTCGGCAACAGCGAGAGACTCTTGCTCATCAGCATTTAGCTCAGGCTGATCAGCGGGTGCATCATTAAATGTTAGTGTTTCGCTCATTGAATTGGTGGTTGTTGTTGTTGTTCTTGCTGCATCATCTGTGCTGCAGCTTGTTCACGTTTTTGGTCAACTGCAGCCATCTGTGGTTCTTGTTGTTGAGCCATCATTTGTTGTTGTTGAGCCATAGCTTGTTGTTGTTCTTGTTGTATCTCTTGCATACTCTTAACAAGATTCAATACATCAATACCAGATGCTGCTGCCAAACGTTTGACAACTTCTTCTGGATTAATAAATTGTTGAATAGCTTCTGGTCCCATTGTTTGAGCAATAACTTGCAAGAATTGTCCAAGACTTTCACGATCTTGACCACGACCAAGAGCATTAATACCTGCAACAATAGTAGGTTTAACAATATCACCTTTAGGTAAACGTGGGATCTCTCCAGTTTTTTGTGCAACGTTTAGTTTACGATTAAGATAAGGAACAAGAAACTCAACAGTAAGCAAACTAAACAGTCCACCAAGTTGTTGTTCTAATTCCATCTGTGTCATTCGTACTTCTTCAGCAGTAGTACGTTCTGATTGTCTTACATTAAGAACAAGGAATGCCTCACTTAATCGTTGGCTTAAACTACCTACCATTTGATAAGCAGTTTGAAAGTCAGCTGTTTTACCAACCTGCACTACACCAATATCATCAGGTCGTCCCTGAATAATAGCACCGTTGCCTGCCTTAGCAAGCGTTGACGGTTTGGTTGTGCTGCTTGGTGAAACAGTAAACACTATCTTAGCAGCTGCTGCGCTGCCTTCAACCAGTGCTTGTGACAGAGCTTCAAGTGACTTTAGATCACCAATGAATTCCTCTACCCTACCTCGTCCATAGACTTCTCCATCTACATGATTGAAGCGTAGCACAAGCCAAGGGTTTGCGTCAATAGGTGCTTTACTCATTGACTTAGGTAGCACTTGATCGTCTACCTCCTGATGCCAAACCCAACGGTTGTTATCTCTAACACAGTGTGTATAAACATCACATTCATCATCATGGTGTGATGAGTTATCGTTTGATGTATTAGATTTTGGTGCTTTGTATTCAGGGTAATTTTTTTTTAATAGTTTTTTTGATATTGTTTCTTTTGTTATAATTTCTATAACATTACCGTTGCCATCTCTATCTACTACATATCGGTTTAAAGGATAAAGCTTAAGGCCATCCTTACCCATAAAGATAAGAGCATTACCAGATACTACAAGATGCTTTAATGCTTGATGAACGACAACACGATCACTGGAAGCTGCAATAGATTCCATGATGGTACGTTCAACTTTAGCAAATGACAAGTCAAGTTCTGATCTAATCTCTGGTCCTAATTCTTCAGGCAAGTTAACATCGTTAACCTGTAGCTTAAAGAAGCTGGTCTGTGGAGGTAGTAATGCAAGCATTAATTTACTTGCAAGCGTCACCACACCTTTAGCTCCTTGTGATTGCCACGGTGTTGTAAGTTTTAATGAGCCTTTAGTGTAAGTATCATCCTCTCGGATAAGATAAGGTAAAGTTAGATCTGCTGCTTGTCTAGCAGTATTAAGAAACTGGGAACGGTCCGAAGACAATCTATCATATCGTGATTTAGCTGTCATTAGACGTTCAATGCGTTAGTTGTTTTTGAGCCTGCTGCACCACCAAGAATACCTGCTAAAGCATTCGCCGTGACAGGATTAATCTGTAATTTCCTACGTTTAAATCCTTGTGTACCACCAGTGCGTGGGGTTTCAGAAGAACCAGCAATCTGCAGTGCACCCATCTGACTAGCTCTTGCTTCGTTTTGCTGGTAAGTACGTTGACCAGTTGCTAGTTCATCAGATCTACGCTGTTGATCTGCAGCCATTTTATCTAGCCTTGTGTTTTGATCAATTGTTAATTGCTTTAAATTAGCTGCGCTCTGTCTTTGTATTGCTGCAAGTTGATCATCAAAACTTTTTTGCCGTTGCTGATTAAAATAAGTTTGTGCACCAGATCCAAAAGAGATGCCTTGATCAATACCCATCTGTTGGATTTGACCAATACTATAGCCAGCGTCTTCAGCTTTACGTACTGCGGCCAGACCAGAGTGAGCCATCGTCTCCGTGTTACCACCAAACCTAGTGATAAAATCTTTTGCAGTAGGTTTAGATGCTGTACGATTATCTATTTGATCTGCATAAGGATTATTAATTACTGGATCTGTTTTAGTAGGCGCTTCTTCTGTTGTTTTTGATTCTGTTTCAGCAGCTTGTTGTTGTTGTTTTGGTTGCCACTTATAAACGTTAAAAACTTTAGTTCGTCTTTGTAAGCCGTCTCTACCTGCTCCAGCAGTATATACCCCAGTTTTTCTTTCAGCTACTACCCAATTTCCTTCTTTTGAAGTTTGTTCACCATAAATATCTTGAGGTTCGTTACTTCCATAGTAATTACTATAATATGGAGTAGCCATTAGTTCTCCTCCATATAATTAATGATCCATTCCACAACACTACGTTGCCCGGATCTATACATAATTTTTTCCATTGTATCTTCAGGGTTAGGGTTTGTTGGTGGGAATGATTCTTCTAATGAATGGACAAGACCACGGGATTGCATCCCTAGGACTTCAAGCGTATTGGGGGAGGTTGACATTGCTATGCTCAAAGAATGCTGGCATTCGTGCTGCTTTAGTTGCGGAAAGCTCTGGTGCTTTGCCTTCATACATTAAGCGATCACTAGAATCCAGCCAAAATTTTTTATCCAAATATTTATCGGTAGTATTAATACCTAGAGGTTGCATTACCCAATTGATAGTTGCCTTCCTTAATTTATCAAGAGAAGGAGAGGCACTAAGGCCCAGCTCAGTGCATACAAGACTATTAGCCGCCACGTGGATTTGTTCATCTCTGCTTATGTCCGCACTGACTGTTCGCATTCCAGCGTCACCATTAAAGCGCATGAATGGTAGAAGAACGAAGAATATTGCACGTTCGGCAACCATTGCTTTGAGGATTGTGTGATCAGGATGCGAAGTCCAAGCTTCCCTGAGCCGCAAAGCTTCCGATTCAGCTTTTTCGTCAACACCGTAAGCATTGGCAATGTAACCAAGTGCCAGGTCGTGATTTTCCTCATCGGTGATGTTTGATTCCAGTAACTTCCTCGATAGTTTTGGTACGTCGGTAGCCAATCCATCACGGATAAAATCTCCCACAGGTAGTTCCATATGTCGCAACGCAAGAGCACGGTGTACCGTCTCTTCCGCCCCTGCCTTGCATAATCCGGCAGTTGTCTGGA